TTAATGGAACTACTGGGTTTGGCCCAAGGAATTATTATCAAAGTGGTTCTGCAACAACAGGAAATTTATATAATTTATTCCCAACATTGGGCTATATGTCAGAAGGTACAAAAACACGTTTTAAACCGTATACAACTACAACTGGCGTTGGTGGACGTTATTATTATGAAATAGTTAGCGCAACAGGGACCGCAACTGATAATGTTGGAAACGTATTAGGTACATTTGGCGGCTCAACTTCTGCTGACTGGCATAATACAATTGGGGTTACCAATTATTTCCAATCTCAAAGTGGTCATTTTGTAATAGACGATACCGGAGCATTTGTCTCTTCAACGCCTACGGGGACCAGCAGTGTTAATACTGATGGGATTGATGTTAGTGTCCGTACTGATAATGTTGGGGGGGCTGGTACTAGAGCTGTTGATACTTCTGAAGAGTATGAAGGGTTTAAAATAAAGATTTATCCAGCCGACAAAACCCCAGCAACATTATTAGGAACTTCTGCTCAAGTTAGAATTGTTGACGTTCCCCCAAATGAAATTTGGGCAAAAATGGTTAACTTTGGGTCTAGTTCATATTGGGATACAACTAGCTCCAACGGCGGCAACTTGACTAACGGTTTTGATATAAAAGATTTTACCGTAACTTCTGAGTTGAATAACGTTACAGCCAGAATTTATATTGGCATTAAAGCTAATGGAAGCACCAGAAACTTACATGATTTTGGCATAGGTGGTTTGCAGATTTTAGATTTATCGCAAACTAATACTTATGACAAAGTGCTACGGGCTATGGCAATAAGAGGATTAAACAGCGAACAAACTTGGGTTACAAAATCAAACCCTCTTAATTATGAAACATCGGCTGGTTATTTTGAAACCACTAACACTTTTGATGTTACTTCCGAATACCCTAGCTTAAGTAGTGTTAAGGGTATGACTTATAATACACTAAATTTTGCTAATACTTATAGTATGTCTACTGGAAACAATTTTGTTAACGGTAGATTTAATGTCACTGGATTTAATAATTTTGGCACACCCACAGCTTACACTGGCTTTGCAGGAGGCGTGAACCCGCAGACTCATGATTTGACAGGTGGTTTTGTACCATTAAATGCAGAAAATTCAACAACGATAGATGTACAACCTCAAACCCAAGCTAGTTATTCAACAAGTCATATTTATTATGAAAGTGATGGTTCGTCAGGGTCTATTGATAAAGGGTGCGTTTTAAGAAGCCCCTCATATACATTTACAACTGGTGAAACCATTAGAATAGCTTTTGGAATAGCAACAAAAAACAATCATAGCTTTGATGCCGCAGATGCTTTCTTTTTAGGAGTGGGATAATGACTTTATATTCTCATAATTTAAACACACCTGAACCGTTGCCTAAAAAAATAGTATTGAGTAATGGTTTTACACGCACTGATCCTGATACATTTACTGATGCTGAAATAGCTGATGCAGGTTATGTAGCTGCTCCCGCCATGCCCGATTACAATAATAAAACGCATAAATGCTTATGGGTAAATACTGAATGGGTTACTTCTGAGCTAAGTGATGAAGAAAAAGCAGATGTTAAAGAGGCTGAATGGCTTGCAATACAGCAAGCTATGTTTTTGCAATTTAACTGTGCTTTATTGTTGTACAGAGAAATGAGAAATGACGTAGATGCAGGAAATCAGCCAAATTATCTTGTATCTGATGTAAATGCTTGGATAGCAAAATTAGAAATTGATTATGTTTACGGTACATACAATGAAAATACTGGTCAATTTACAATAGCTGGTTTTGATTGGGACAATACTAACCCAGATTGGGAAAGGCCTACAGATCCCCCTTGGACACCGGGGCCTGAATAATGCTTGGTTTACACCCCCTAGCCTCTCAGCCTTTAGGCTTTGTAGGATTACATAACAAAGAGCTTACAGCCAACGCCATAAATACACAGGCTCCAGTTATTGATAGCGCAGCTATGACGCTGCAAGTCAATTTTTCTGGCGACAATATAGAAACGCAAAATCCTGTTATTGATAGCGCTTTTTCAACAATTAATGTTGTATTTTCTTCTGCATCTTTAGAAACTCAAAACCCTGTTTTAGACACAACTGCAATAACGCAAGTTCATAATTTACAGTCTGATAATGTTGTAAGTGGCAATGTTTCTATAGCTCAAGCAATTTTTAGTGAAGGTGAAAATTTCTCAGCAGCTAATATAACCACACAAAATCCTGTTGTTGATCAGGCTGTAATGACAGAAGTCGAGAACTTCACTGGTGATAATATCACTATGGGTGCAGTTGATGTTGGGGAAAGCCTAGTTTTCACTAATTATGGTTTATTGGCTAATGGCATAACAGCAAATGCTCCAACTAATCTTTCTGCCACTATGTTTGAAAATGAAAACTTTACTGCGCCAAATATACTTACTGGAACAGTTCAAGTTGAAAGCACAATATTATCTCAAGATTATGTGTTTACTGGGCAAATTAATTTTTATGGGCCATACATAGACTCAGCAAGTATAACTCAAGCATATGTGTTTCAAGGGAACGCAATATTGACTGCTCCCCCTGATATTGGGCAAACAAGTTTTCCATATTTAAACATAAGTGTTCCTAGCAAAAATTATACAGATATTTCTGTTGCACCTGAAATTTGGATTGAGACCCCTGCCCTTGACGCAGAAACTTGGGGAGATGCGGCATAGCATGTTACCTTTAGTCAACGCAGAAAAATTGAGATTAGTACAAGCCGTCTACTGGGCTAATAGAGAGGAATAAGCATGGCAATTACAATTTCTAAGCCGACGATCGGCGGTTCTGAAGGAACATGGGGTCAGACCATTAATACTGGACTTACTGCTATTGAAAGCACGTTTAACGGCTCTGGAACTGGCAAGGCTACAGTTGCCCCTGATCTTTCAACGCTTACAATCAACGGAGCAAATGTAACCTCTACAGCAGGAGAACTTAATTTATTAGACGGTTCAGCAGAGAACACAGTAGTTAATAGTAAGGCTGTGGTTTATGGTTCTGCTGGACAGGTTCAAGCTACAACTGTTGATTTAGGTGATTGGACAATCACACAATCTGGAACCAGCCTTAAATTTGCTTACCAAGGAACAAATCGCTTTTCACTTTCTTCAAGTGGTGCGCTAACTGTTGAGAATAACATAACTGCTTATGGAAGTGCATAACAATGGCTCTACAAAGTAGTGGTTCAATAAGTTTAAATCAAATTCACGTTGAGGCTGGCGGCTCATCTGGTTCAGGCGCAACTATTAATGATGCTGATATTCGTGGGCTTATTAATAAGGCGTCAGAAGCTCAAATGTCATTCAATGAGTGGTATGGGGCAAGCGCAGAAACAGTGCTAACATCTGGCGGCAATGTAAATGGACAAGCACAAAGAAAACAAATTTCTGTAAGCAGTTTTATTTCATCTGGTGAAACATTCCGTATACCTAGCAATATGTGGGTTTGGTCTGATAATACATCAGTAGCAGCTTTAACAATAGATATACCATGTACTGTTATAAATGACGGTAAAATAATTGGTAAAGGTGGTGAAGGTGGTTGGGGTTTTTCTTCTATTGGGCCTACAGCTGGTGGTCCTGCAATTAACGTAACTTCTTCGGGTGTAACTATTACAAATAGCTCTGGTGCTTACATTGCTGGAGGCGGTGGCGGCGGTGGAGCATACTCAGACTATAGTAACCCTAGTGATGCTCACGCTGGCGGTGGCGGTGGCGCTGGTGGCGGCAAAGGTGGAAGAGGAAGGACAAATAGTGGTTATTGGCACCAAGGTTCTGGTGGGGCATTAAACGCATCAGGTGCTACTGGTGGTAACGGCTCTGGTGGCGCTGGCGGTGGCGCTGGCGGTGCTGGTGGTGGTCACCAAGGAGGAGCTGGCGGTGGTGGGCGTATACTGCCTGGTGTAGGCGGCGGTGTGGGTTCATATAGCTCTAATGGTGATGGCGGTTCAGCAGGAAATGCTGGGGTTTCTGGTGGTCCTTATGTATATAGCGTTGCAGGTGGCGGTGGTGGCTGGGGTGCTGCTGGTGGTCTTGGTGGCGGTCGTTACGCAGGAGCCACAGGGGGCGCAGCAATTCAAGGAACATCAAGAACACTAAACAACAGTGGCACAATATACGGATCAACATAATGCCTTTAGTACCTTTAAAATTACCAGCAGGATTTTACAGAAACGGCACAGAGTTTGAGGCGTCAAATAGGTGGCGTGACGGTAGTTTGGTTAGATGGCGTGATGGTTCGTTGCGTCCTATTGGTGGCTGGCAGCCTTTAAAAACAGGGTTTTGTGCTAACCCAATTAGAGGAGCTCACGCCTGGGAAAGTCTTGGTGGCACATCTTATTTTGCGGCTGGTTCATATAACGAACTAACTGCCATGACAGGAGCTGGAACAACTTACGACATAACGCCAACCTCAATGTCTACTGGTCGAGAACATGCTGCACAAAATTTAGGATTTGGCGGTGGATTTTACGGTACTGGTTATTTTGGTACGCAGCGACCAGCAACAGGTATTTATTCTGAGGCAACTTCGTGGTCACTTGATAACTTTGGAGAATACCTAGTTGGGGTTCACTACGACACAGGGACACTAGTTGAGTGGCAACTTGGGTCGTCAACTGTTGCTGCCCCAGTTGCCAATGCCCCAACAAGCAACCTTGGTTTGGTTGTTACTGAGGAACGATTTATATTTTTATTAGGAGCTGGAGGAAACCCCCGTAAGGTTCAGTGGTGTGATAAAGAAGATAACACAACATGGACGCCAACTGCAACTACAGAAAGTGGGGATATAACGCTCCAAACAAGTGGGCAAATAATGCAAGGCTTAAAAACCAAAGGCCAGACACTAATCATCACAGATACAGACTGTTTTGCAATGCGCTATCTGGGCCCACCTTATGTGTACTCTGCATCAAGGGTGGGCACATCTTGCGGGGCTGTTTCAAGAATGTCAGCAGTAGACACTGACATGGGTGCATTTTGGATGGGTCAAAAAGGATTTTTTACTTTTGATGGTAACTCTGTGAGAGAACTCCCATGTGAAGTTCACGATTATGTTTTTGACGATTTAAACGTAAACCAACAATCAAAAATCTGGGGATTTAATAATACAGAATTTAGTGAAATTTGGTGGTTTTACCCATCGTCAAATAGTTTAGAAATAGACAAATACGTTGCTTTTGATTTGTTGGAAAATCATTGGCTAATTGGTGATCTATCGAGAACTGGTGGCGTTCCTAGGGGTGTTTTTAGAAGTCCATTACTAGGTGGAGAGCTACCTGAAACAATTACTTACAATGTAACTGTGGCTAATGATGGTGGGAACAAATATTATTTATCTGGTTATTCTGGATCAGCTCCAACAATTAATCTTAAAAAGGGTAATACTTATATATTTGATCAATCTGACAGTTCCAACAGTGGTCATCCATTACGTTTCTCTACAACTTCAGATGGCACACATGGCAGCGGCTCAGAGTACACAACTGGCGTAACTATTGTTGGTAGCACTACTCAGATAGTTGTTTCAGATAGTACACCGTCAACGCTCTATACATATTGCGTTAATCATCCAGGCATGGGTTTTACTGCAAACGTACTTGAGCCAGTGGTAATTTATAATCATGAGCAAGGCTTAAACTACGACAGTGGTAGCGTATTTTGCGAGACGGGCCCAATTTCGATCGGAAACGGAGATACCATAGCAAAGATCACTGAAGTAATTCCCGACGAAAAAACACAAGGCGATATTGACCTAAAATTTAAAACAAGATTTTACCCAAATGCCACAGAAACAACTCATGGCCCATTTAACCCAAGTAATCCAACGTCTGTTAGGTTTTCTGGGAGACAGATAAGAATGAGAATTGAGGGTGATCAAGCAACAAACTGGCGCGTGGGAACTATGCGTCTAGAAACAAAAGCTGGAGGGCGTAGATAATGCCTGTTACACCACCAGTGATAGGCACAGATCTTAGGCAATGGGGTCGAGAACTTAATTTATTTCTCAGCAGAAATTTAGGTAAATTATTTTTTAAATCATCTGGCGATATACCAGCCGACAACGGAATATTTCTTTGGGATGATGCAAACAATTATCCAGTGGTTTCATCTAGTGGTGCATTTCGTCAAGTAGCCATGAAGCAAGCAACGCCATCATCATCTATTGGAGCTGCAGGCAACAAAGCTGGGATGTTAGCCTGGAATACTTCTTACATTTTTGTCTGCACAGCAGACTATGATGGGAGTACAGCAATTTGGAAACGAGTGGCACTTTCAACATGGTAGGAACAGAAGAATTTAACCGGTGCAAACCATATATAAAAGCAGCTTTAGAGTATTCCGGGGGCACTCATGATTTAATTGATGTTTATGAAGGTTTGCATAAAGGAACAATGCAACTTTGGCCTGCAAAAGAAAGTTGTTTAGTCACTGAAATATTAAAATATCCCCGGAAAAAAGTTTTAAATGTTTTTCTTGGTGGCGGGGATCTCACGGAAATTTTATCGATGCACGAGGATGTGATAAGCTGGGCGAAAGAGCAAGGCTGTGAAGCTTTAACTATGACGGGCAGATTTGGATGGAAAAAACCCCTAGCAAAACATGGGTGGAAACCATTGCATTCAAGTTATGTAAAGGAGATATAAATGGGTAAAGCTGGATCAACTTCAACAGTTCAAATCCCTCAATATATAGAAGATGCTGCAAGAAGAAATTTAGAAAGAGCGTATGATGTAGGTGCGATTGGAAATGTGCCCATGTCTTACGGTCCAACTGTTGCAGCTTTTACTCCCATGCAAAATTCTGCATTTATGAATACAGCAGACATGGCAAGACAATTTGGTTTAAGTGCTCCAGGAAGCGGAGAAATAACTGGCATGCCACCGCCAACAGATTTTGGTGGAGGTATTATGGGGTATTCTGCAAAACCTCTATATGATTACACAATGGATGAATTTAGATCAGATCGCCCAGGACAAGCTGGTTTTATTGATAATTTCTTTATAGATCCTTTTACTGGGCAACCTAGCATTAACTCTAGTTTTGGAATGAATAGTAACCCAATGATGAGTAGTGGAGGCGGTGGATCTAGTGGCCAACCAATGGTTGGCGGCAGTAACACTGGTGGCGTTGGCCAAGAAAGAGCTGATTTTATGGCCGAACATATGGCGCGGCAAAAGAAAAATTATGCTAAAGGTGTTTCAGATGGCGCAATAGGTTTTGCAAAAACGCCAGATGGAGGTGTTTACGCTCTTGGTTATGAACCTGGGCAAATGTCTCCAGAGGAAGCAGCTATGACACCTGGTTACTCTATGGTTGATAAAAATCCTTTTGATATGAGCCTTGGTGAACATTTTGGTCAAATGAAAAGTGATGTTTCTGAAATGAAAGATAAAGTTGCAAGTGATGTTTCTAAAGTTGCAACAGGTGGGACAGTAATGTGCACTGCTTATTATCAGATGGGATGGCTACCAAAAGAAATTTGGAAACTGGATCGTCGATATGGTGTTAAAGTTTACCGGGAAGATCCTAGCCTTATTGAAGGGTATCATTTGTGGGGAATTCCAACTGCTAATTACATCTGCAAAGAAACAATTCTAGCAAGAGTTTTAAGAAAAATAATGTGGCCTGTTGTTAAGGCTTGGGCAGAAGAAATGGCTCATTGCATGAAACCAAAACAGTATAAACCAAATTATTTTGGCAAAGCAATTAAGTTTGTAGGTGAGCCGTTTAGTCGACTTTGCGGCAGTATATACAAGTACAATGTACGTTTACTGCGTACAGTAAAGGAGGTTTGAAATGGCAGGATCAGGCGGCAAAGGCGGCGGAGTAGCTGCAAATCCAGTACCGGCAAATCATTCAATGCCTCAATTTAACACTGGTAATATGTCACATATTACAACTCCAAATTTAGCTCCTACACAAGTCTTAGCAGGCCCAGGCGGAGACATGAGCGCGGCAACAGCGCAACCAAATTTCAACGTAAACGAAGCAGCAGCTCAAGGGTTGCAAAATGCAATGTCAGCAACAAATTATGCTATCACTGCACCACTAGACAGTGATTTATATATGAACCCATACACCCAGCAAGTGGTTGACACAACGCAAGCAGACATAGAGCGCCAAAGACAAATGGCCATTAATAACATGGGCGCTCAAGCACAAACTGCTGGAGCCTTTGGGGGATCAAGGCATGGTGTTGCAGAGGCGCAGACAAATGCAGAATATGGAAGAGTTGCTGCAAACGCTTTAGCCCCATTAAGAATGCAAGGCTATCAAAATGCAATGAATGATCGATCTCAAAGATTAGGCGCAGCTAACCAACTTGGCGGCTTGGCTAATCAGGCTTTTAATACTGGCAGAACAATAAACCAAGATCTAGCTGCACAAGGTTTAATGCAACAAGGATTGCAACAAGCGTTAATAGATACTGCACGAAGAGATTTTGCTAATTATGCAAATTCACCTGCTCAAAGTTTAAGTGCCCCACTATCAGCTTTGGGCGCAGCAAAATACCCAACAACAACAAGTAACTCAAGTAACCCGGGATTATTAGGAACTTTAGGGGCGCTTAAATATGTGAACATAATCTAATGAACCTAAGCGCTAGAGACATATTAGCTCGAACATTGGAGGCAGAAGCAGGAAATCAAGGCGCATTAGGTATGATGTCAGTGGGTTCTGTTATTATGAACAGGCTAAAAAACCCAGCTTATGGAAGTGATATTCATAGTGTAATTCTGCAACCTGGGCAGTTTTCAGTTTGGAATAAAACAACAGGACATGCTGGAGGAAAACAAGGCAGAGACATGCTTAGTGTAAAGCCTAGTGAATCTGCTTTTAGCGTAGCTGATCAGCTTCTTGATCAAAATTATAATGATCCAACTGGCGGTGCTACGCATTTTTATAACCCATCAATCTCCAATCCATCATGGGGGAAAACTGCTGGGGGTGAATGGAAAACAATAGGTGATCATGTTTTTGGTGTGCCATTAAATTCGGAGAGCTCAACAATGTCTTTATTGAATCCTAATAATCAAAATACTTCAAATAACCCCCCTAACCTATTGTCATATATAGGAAATGCTGTGGGTGGTGGATTACAAAATCTTGGAGATGCTATTACTGGGGAAGATCAGGACAAGTCTGATAGGCTTGCAATGGCAATGATGGCTTTATCTGGATCACCAGATCTTAAACCATTAATTGCAGATGCAGCTAATAGCATTGCAACAAGAGCTAAAACCAAAACAAATAACAAAACAATTGATTTTATAAGACGTACCAACCCAGAGTTGGCAGAATTAGCTTTAGCAAACCCAGCCGCAATTCCTAATATTATATCATCTATTGCCGGAAACACATTAAATCCCAAAAATAAAAAAGGTACTTTATCAGGATCAGAGCTTAAAAAGGCTTTCCCCAGTAATGTTAATATAGAGGAAGGGAAACTTTACAACGTTGAATATAACTCTGAAGGTAAAGTAGTTAAAGCAACTCCTGTTGGATCTGGCGGAATTAATATTGATCAAACCACCGAGACTGCATGGAAAAAAGGCTCAATGGAAGCAATTATTGCAGAATTTAAAGTTTATTCTCAAGCAGCTTCCGGAGCCCGACAACTTCTTGGTCAGACAAATTTATTAGAAAGTTTATTAAATGAAGCAGAAACAGGTTTTGGAGCCGGATTAGCATCATTTGTAAAAAATACTTTTAATATAGATGTAAGAAATGATGCCGCAGCTGCCGCTGAAGCTATATTAAGCCAGTTAGTTCCTGGGCAAAGAGCCCCGGGATCAGGCACAATGTCTGATGCTGATTTGGCTTTATACAAAAACTCATTACCGCAAATTTCAAATAAGCCAGGTGGTAATGCTATAATTATAGCAACAATGAAAAGTATTGCAGAATATCAATATAAAATGGGGCAAATAGCCCAAAAAGCGTTTGTTGATGACAATTACACACCAGAAATGGCTTACGCTGATATGGCTAATCTACCTGATCCATTAGAAGGAGCTATGCAATTTATTAAACAGCAAGGCATTGGTTCTGGTGACAATAGCTCATCACCTAGCGGTTCATTAACCTGGGACCCTACTCTTAATAATGGCGCTGGGGGGTTTAAATAATAAATGACAGAATATGTAACAATACAACTAACTGAGCCAGTAAACGGTGTAAGCGAATTAAGGTTTCCTAAAACAATGTCACAAGATGAAATAGCAAATGCTATTCGTCAATTTCAGGGATCTAGCCAAGAAAAGAGCTTTATTGAAAAAGGTGTGGATGCAGTCGATGCAACCATTGAATGGTTTAAGGGTGGCAAAAGAGATCCAAACATACCTTTAGCTAACCAAGCTTACTTGGGCTTACCAAATAAAGAAGCAGCAATGATGGTTTCTTTGTTGGCTACAACTGCCAATGATGACAGATTAGCATCTGGTATTAAAAAGATTATTCCCAACGCTGAATTTGATAAAGATGAATACGGCAACCTAATTGCCATTGTGCCTCAGTACAAAGACGGTCAACCAACTCAACAATTTAAAAGGTTTTACCCTAACCCAAAAGGCTTAGACGTTACTGACTTAATGCAAGCATCTGGGGCTCTTGCTGCCGGTGGTGCTGTAGCTAAAACACTTGGAACTGTGGGGCTTCCCTATGCAGGTATGGGCGGTGGCGCATTAATAGGTTTTACTGAAGCTGGGCTTGTTGAGATGATTAGCTCCAAGTTATCTGATGCAAAATTTAAACTGGAAGATTTAGGCTATGGAGCTTTATTTGGTGGGCTTGGTGTAAAAGCAGCAGAGTTTGGCGCTAAAATTATGAATATATTTAGACGCTCCCCAGAGTCTATTTTTGATCAAACTGGCAAACTACTACCTAAGTGGGAAAAGTCTTTTACTGAAGCTGGGATAGATCCTGGCACTGTTACACGACAAACAGCCACAGAAATACTTCAAAAGGTTAGAAGCGGCGTAAACGTTGATGAGGCAAGCAGATTAGCTCAAGCTGAAAACCTTCCAGTTCCAGTTCCTTTAACTCAAGGTGCAGTCACCGGATCACAAGGACAACAATTATTTGAAGATGCAGCCCAATCTGGGGCGTTTGGACAAACTGCAGAAACCATGATGACAGGCGCCAG